GATGCTCGCGAGAGAGAGTTCGCGCTGAGTAGGGAGGATGAGACACGGCGCCTGAGGAACAGAGGTCAAGCTTGGGCGGCGGCGACGAGGACGTAGATAATGCCTATCCCTGGTGCGTTTGCTAGAGCGATCGGTAGCGTTATGGAGCGTCGTGACACTGATATGACGCGGCGTAACATGGAATTGGCGCGGCGTGACGAATTTGTTCTAACTAAGAAGTGGCGCGACAATCAAGACAGGCAAGCCGAGATTCGCCACACGGAAAGAATGCGTCTGGCAGAAGAACAGGAAACCAGGCACCTAGAGGATAGAACTGAAAGGCGGAGGGAACTAGGGATTGATCTAGAAACGGGCGTGTATAACCCTGCTTTAGATCCAAGCCATCTGCGTGAGCGGGCGCGGATGAGCTTGTATGGGGATCAACCGACGCCAGAAGGGATGCATAGAAACCTCGTAACGGGGCAGTTGGTGACAAAACCCCGGCCGCGGGAGGAACCATGGACCATTGAAGCGACGACCGAGGGTATTGTACGCATCAACCGAGACACCGGGGTGGCAGAACTGATCCGCGGCCCAGACGGTAAGCCAGTATTTCCTCCCGTGAGGGGCGATGACGAAATATTGTCGAAATATCTACGTCTAGGCGGCCCAGATGGCCCTGGGACACCGCCACCTGGGACACCGCCACCTGGGACACCGCCACCTGGGGACACCGAAGACGATGAGGACACCTCAGGCGAGGACTTCGATGTGGGTGCCCTACTTGGCAGGATGAACCAAGCGTTGCGTGATAACACGATAACCATCGATGATCACACCCGCCTCAAAACTCGACACCAAGAGTTATACCCTTGGTACTGGGAAGACTCGAACGTCCCCCCTCCTGACGAGGAGCTTGAGACTCCCCCACCCTCAACGTGGAGGGACACGATCGGTGCGAACTTGAGGGGCGGACCCTCAGGCGTTACCCGAACGATTGGCAGAAGGCAGTGGTAATGTGGCCCGTCAGATGACTTACTTCGTATAACAGGACCTAACGCATGCCGGTCCACGACACATATGAGAGCCTCCTCGTTGAGATGGAGAACAACAAGGGCGAGTCGGTATACGATAGCGTCATGCGCGAGATGGATCGCGGCAAGGTCAAAGATAATCTCTACAAACAGGGGGCGTTGGGGGTAGTAGAGGCTTTCGGGCGTGTAGCTTCGGGGATCACGCAAGATCCCGAGATAAAAGAATACTACAGGAGCTTATCCCAAAGAACCGCCCCTAAGACCCTCGCGGGAACGACATTGCGGGTTGGTGGCAACGTCTTAGGCGAGGGCCTGCTGTATTATACCGGCGGCAGGTTTATGAAAAGCCTCGCGGGTGGTGTTGCTCAGCGAGTAGCTCCGCAACTAGCTGGGCGCGCCAGAGGGTTAGGCGCCAAGCTTATGTCGAAGATCCCGGAAAGGTTTCGTGGCGTTGCAGGGGCCGCGGGCGAGGTGGCAGGAGATGTTGTCGCGTACTCTCCTGTGGATTTGGCGATTACTGCCTCTGGCCCCGAGAGTTCGGTCGCTGGAGCGATAGCGGAACTCACCGATTCCGAGATAGCCGAACGTATTGCTGCGGATCCCGGCTCGCGATTCCTGGCTGAGATGGCGACCGGCGCGGTAGGTGACACGGCGATCCGCTTGATCGCTCGTGGTGTGCGTTTATTGCGTAGCGGTGTGGCCGGACTGGCGCCCGATGAGCTGAATCGTCCTGTCAGTGAACTGTTTCGTGGTCGGCGCCAGGTATCTGACCCTCCACTTGATGAGATGCTTCAGCTTGAGGCTGGTCCGATCATTACTCCCCCACCTACTCGTGAATTGACTGACGAGGAAGCTTTCGTGTTCGCTGGCCGGCAGGCAGACGAGACACGCTTGAGGCGTAGCGAGACTGAAGCGGAACTTGCTAGGCTTGGACTAGAGCCATCTGCTGTCAAGCAAATTGAGGCTGGTGCGATCATTACTCCCGCACCTGCTCGTGAATTGACTGACGAGGAAGCTGTCGAGTTCGCGGGCCGGCAGGCAGAAAAGTCACGCCGGCTGCGTAGCGCGGCTGAGGAGATAATGGTCAGGCTAGGGTTGGAGCCACCCACCGTTCGCGCATTGCCAGCTCCAGATGTAGCTGGTGGACCGCTAATTCGAGGACCTGGTGAAGTTACCCCAGACGAACTCCCGACGGTCCGTCCAGGCCAAGGTGCTGCGGAGTTGCGGTACGCGGCAGATCGTGACGTAGTACGGGAGCCGACAGTCGAGCCTCGTGGCGTTCATACGCTAGATGATCCGGCCGCGCCAGGACGGGATCTGGATGCAGCAAAGCTAAGGGCAGAGGAGGGTCCGCCCGTTGCGGATTCAGATCCGGTGACTATTACCCCACGTCCTGATGGCGGCGTCACGGTTGTCGGTTTTCATGGTACACGCACATCTGGGGAAGTAGCGACAGCGTTTGGTGGAGTTCATATCGGAACCAGGCGGGCTGCAATCAAGCGTCTCGCTGACCATGTGGCTGGTCAAGTGGGTGGTCTCCCAGGAGCGGAGAAATTACAGACCATAGAAGTCAAACTATCGAATCCGCTTGGGTCTGTAGAGAATCCGATGTTTGAGAAAGACATGTTTCAAATAGTGAACGTGCCCAGACGCTTGGCCGAACTAAAAGCTCAAGGTGTAGACGGTGTCATTTACCAGAACATCGTCGAGGATCGTGGGCAGATATCGGTATTAGCGTTTGATCCCAAGTCTACTAATATCAGGCAGACAACGAACGTATCCGATCAAGTGAAAAGCTACGAGAAGGAATCGATGGATCTTTGGGCAGCGGTTAGACGGCAAGAGGAGATAGTTGCGGCTGTGGAGACCCCGCTAACCGAGCCGCGCTTTGGTCGCCGCATGGTCCGTCCAGGCCAAGCAGAGCTACCCGAAGGCGATGTCGTCGTTACGCGTGTGGGAGGCACGGCTGTTGGTGGTGGGCTGAAGGAGACCATCTTAGACGAACTCCCGACGGTCCGTCCAGGCCAAGGTGCTCGTGTGGGAGGCACGTCTGCTATAGACGCTCCCGGATTGCCGGGTAAAGGTGCAGCAGAGCTACGACGTCGTGCCACTTATCGCAATCAGTATGAAAAACTTTCCGACAATAAGTTGGTAGATAAGTACCGTAATCTTGTACGGAGCATGGTACGGATTGAAGGAGAGGCTGAATATAGAAACATCTCCTTCGCACGCGGCCGACGCACTCAACAACGCGACCGTATCCTTGAGGTTGAGGATATGCTGAGGCAGCGTGGTGTAAATCCTGAGAATGCGCGTGCTGAGATATATGTAGGGATGAAGCCCTCAGATGTGTCCGAGGCTAATCGTGATCTGCTAGGGTCACTCGATGAATTGAGTGATGAAGCTGTCACGCAAGAAGTTAGGCAAACTGTTCGGGCATGGCAGGGCGATCGCGCCAGTACATCGCTGAACGAACGTCTCGCAATGCTTCACGACAATATTGAACGTCTCGGACGTAATGTGTCCGATGAGGCGTGGGATTACAGTACGAGTAGTGGTTTAACGGGCACTGGTTTACAGGCTCGTGGCGTCCTAGCTCTCCTGGGTGGTGCAGCAGCCGCTGCGACAGGCGACACGTCCGAGGAGCGGTTGCAGCGCGGGCTGACCGGGTTTGCTGTTGGTGCAGGTGTGGAGGCCATCAGCATGAGAGCGCTTTCCAAGCGCGCGAAGTTTACAGCGCGAGATGCTGCCGTGCTCGGAGGCAATGAGGCAGCTACGAGAGTGGCGGCTAGTGTTGGTACTGGTGCCGAGATGAAGTCCGCAGTGACAGGAACTCTCCCAGAGAGGCTGCGTGAATTTGGCAGCTATTTGCGCTACAAGCTAGCTCGGGTTGAGCAGCCCCTAGAAGTGTTCGGGCGCGAGGTTTCCGGTACCGAGAAGCTACGCGATGAGATGGCCAGTGCTCGTGGCACTGTGGCCACAGCTGGCGAACACATGAGCGAGCGGCTGGCGCCGGTACTGAAAGCGACTCAAGCGATACCTAGATCGGTGAATGCTTTAGCAAAAGCCGAACGCGGCCTAGAGTTGGTCAGGCTAGGCAAGGAAGCCACGCCCCAGCAGATATCTGACTGGACCGAGACGGTGACGCACCTGAATGCCGATCCTGATGCGCGCCAAGGTGTGGATGCCCTGCGTGCGTACTACCGCGAGTTGCTGGACATGAAGCTAGATGAAGGTGTGCTGTCGCGTGAGCAATACGACGCGATTGTGGCACGTGGAGAGAACTATGTGCCATTCGTGCCGGACGATCTAATGGAGTGGACGGGTACTGGGTGGAAGTACGCTCCGGTCAGAAGCACGGGCGTAAGGCGGTCCACAGGCGAGAAGGTTGCCGAAGCGGCAACAGTCGATCCGCTGGATCAGGCCATACTAGATACCTACGAAACGTTCGCGAGAGTCGGCAAACAGCGAGTCGCGAACGTTATCGGCGGGATAGTCAATACCAATCCAGAGGCTGCTGCTAAGTTCATAACCGAGGTGACGCCAGCCCGTAAACCAGGTGGCGCTCCGGTGTCGGAGCTTGATGTGGTCGAGACGATCGTGAACGGTGAGCGTCGGTTCTTTCGTGTCCACGACCGCGATCTCTTTGAATCTTGGACGAATTTCAACAAGTCGACCACCTCAGGCGTGGTCAGCGTATTGAACAGCGCCAGACGCTTCATGCAGGCGTCGATCACGGGCCACCCGATGTTCGGGGTAGCGAATGGCATTCGCGATTTCCTTATCAGTTCAATGGCCTACCCGCTGAAAGGCGGATTGAGGGGCTTTGCCGGTGCGACCGCTGCTGGTGCTGGGATAGGAGCCGCCATCGATGAGGACAGAGGGCGCGGCGCAGTGAGGGGTGGTTTGCTAGGCGCGACCATGATCGGCGCCCCAAATCTTGCTGCCCACATGACGCGTTCGCTATCGGCGCTCAACGATATCATGGGTCCGAAGGTTGTTGGTGGAGTCGCGGGTGGTATGGGTACCTGGATTGGGCAGGACGACGATAAGACATTACCCGAATTCTTGGCGACAGTCGGGCTTGGGGTCGCGATCGGGACCGGGGCCGGGGCGGGTGTGGGTAAAATACTACCCGGTAACAAGGAAATATACGCCGAGTTTCTGAGGGGAGGCGGAGGTGGTATGGGTTTCTATGCCCATGACAAGCGCTCTGCTAAAACGCTCAGGCGCGCGCTGTTACGTGAGGGTGTGAAGCCTTCCGATTTCATCAACCCGCGCTCGATATGGGACGCGGTGCAGTACGTCTCGCGGGCGATTGAGACGGCACCGCGGCTGGCACGCTACAAGGAACTCAGGGCGGCCGGCGAGGAGGTGCCCGAGGCAGTGTTCCAGGCCCGTGATCTTTCGCTCGATTTCTCAGTCAAGCCGGGCAGTGAGACTCTTGCCACAGCGACACGGGTAGTGCCGTTCCTGAATCCCTGGATCCAAGGTATGGACAAGACGGCCCGGTTGATGGCGGATCCGGACGCTGTCGCGGTTGCTGGTGCCACAATCCTCGCGCCATCGGTTTCGCTCTGGATGATGATCCAATCGGATCCGGAGGTCGCGCGTGCGTACAACGACCGTCCGTCTTACGAGCGTAACTCTCATTGGCTAATACCGAAGAAATGGTTCACCGGTGACGACGGGTTCTGGCGTGTACCAAAGCCGTTCGAGGTAGGGTTCATTTATGCATCGTTGCCTGAGCGCACGCTAGAGTATTTGGGTTCTAAGGACCCCGAAGCGTTTGCTGGTGCGCTGCGCGATATGTATGGGCAGTTCACACCGGAGGGTTGGCCGGTGGCCGTAGGTCCTATTGTAGAGGCTTCGATCGGCGAGCATGGCTATGACTTCTGGCGGCGCCGTGAGATCGACCCGCGTTCGTGGGAGAACCTGCCGCCCGAGTTCCAATACGACGAGCGTACCTCGATCGTGGGCTTGAAAGCCGGCAAGCTTTTAGGCAAAAGCCCAGCCAAGATAGATCACTTGATCAGGGGTATCACGGGTAGTTTGGGTGCCGAGGGGCTAAATCTTACTACCCAGCTCGCTAAAAGTCTCGGCATCGACACTAGGGTGGAGCCGATGGGCACAGGTCGGATGTTCGCGCGTCGGTTCCACACCAGCCCTGTAGCGACGACCGAGAGCGAACTCTTATTCCGCAGGCGTTGGGACAAGGCTGACAAATCATACAATGCGCTCGAAGAGTTGGTGACTAGCGGGAAGGAAGCCGAAGCACGTGAGTACGCACGTGAGCATCGCGACGATCTGGAGACCTATGCCAAAATGCGTGAGACCGAGAAAGCTTTACGCAAGCTTTCTCGTGCTCGCGGTATGATCAGGGAAGCCCCTCTACCGCGTGATGAGCGCCTAGAGTCTGTACAGAGAATCAACCGGGCAATCAGTGAGATGACGCGCGCCACCATGCGCGCCAACAACTGACACATACTTAGGGAGCATGAACAAGGTATGGAGATCAATGGTCTCAACGCTGTCATTGCTCTTGTGGTCTTGATTCTGGGGCCGGGTGGGGCCGTAGCTGTGGCTAATCGGATGCACGGTAAGATATTGTCGGAGAAGTTGTCTACTTTCCACAAGGAATTCAGTGACAAGCTGGATATAGTGCAGCAGGAGATCCACACCGATATGGCTGCCGTCCGTGACTGGCTCAAGAATCTGGAGGCACGGACAGTGGAGACCGATGCCCAGCTCCGGGAGATGCGGGCAGTGCTGGAGGACCGGGATCAGCGTGGCACTGGCGTCCAACGCAGAAGTGACCGGTAAAGGAATCAGCATGGAGCGTTGCTTCTAGAGTGCGTGAGTGTCGTAGCCTTTGGCGCGAGATCGGCAACCCGCTGTCTCTGCTCTATGAGAAGAGCGGCGATGGTCGAGAGACGCAGTGGTCCGGGTTCCGCGGGATCCTGTACGGGTTCGCCATCTTCTATTGGCTGAATTGGCCTGACCAGTTGACGATCCCAGCCGTGGCCCTCGCCGCGTGCATTATCTTCGGTCTGCCAGTACGCAATCTCTTTGCGCGTGTGCCGGTTAGCGAGACGCTGGGAGCGATAGAGGCGTTCTTCGGGAATGTGACAGGCAAGGCGGCCGCATCGGCTAGCGCGGCGCATAGCCGCATGGATACGATGGTCGAGGATAAGTGGACCGAGCCAGCCGGGTCAGAGGATAAGTAGCTGTGCCGAGCTTCGGTCGGCGCTCGCTCGGCAATCTGAAGAACGTCCATCCCGATATGGTGCGTTTGTTTACCGAGGTCATCAAGCACCGCGACTGCACCGTGCTCGAAGGCCACAGAAGCCCCAAGCGTCAAGCGCAGCTGTTCGCCGAGGGCAAGACACAAAAACGCGCTGGCGGCAAGCACAACTTGTTTCCTTCGGAGGCCGTAGACGTGATGCCGTGGTTCAACGCCAAGCCGCACATTCGTTGGAATGACACGCGAGCGACGTACAGCTTCGGTGGTTTCGTGCTCGGTATGGCGCAGAGTATTGGCATCCGCATCCGCTGGGGCGCCGATTGGGACGCGGACCAGGAGTATGATGATCACACCCTTGTCGATGCGCCGCACTACGAGATTCTGAAATGAGGAACGGACAATGAGTTGGCTCGACAATCTTAGTGGGTTCCAACCTAGTTTCCTCAACGTGGACCGTCACTGGAAGACGCAGGTAGGCCACGGTGCCATCACCCTAGTGGTCGGGCTCGCTGGCTACCTTGTCGGCCCCTGGTACGGTCGCGCTCTGGTGACGGTCGCACTCCTCTTCTACCTGTTGCGTGAGTGGAACGCCCACGCTTTCTATCACCAGAACGCACAGGCTGGCAAGATCGGCCCACAGGAGCTTAGAAAACATCTATGGGACTCGAAAATGGACGTAGCATGGCCGCTGTTCGCCTGGGCCTTTATCTGGATGCTTCCCTTCGCGTTCGATACCTGGCCGTGGTGGATCGGCGTGAGTATCCTGCTCCTAGCGATCGGGCGGAAGACCGATCCGGGAGGCCAGGCTGGAGGCATGACGTAGAAGACCACCTACGACCGATGTTTCATGTGAAACTTCATATGCCGTAACGACTGATGAAGCTATCCCTAGTGCTGCTCGTTTCCCTCGCAGTCCTAGCCCTCCTGGGGTTGCGCCTGTCGTCGGCCGAGAGGCGGGTCGCCGAGGCGGCGACTACGGTGGCCGTGCTGGAGATCGAGCGCGAGCTGCTAGAGCTTCGGGCCAAGGCCAAGTCCGCCGCACTGGACAGCGTCAGGGCGGCCGCGGCGGTCTCGGAGCGTGTCCTGGCCGCCCAGCGGGCCCAGGCCAGCCAGAGGGCTGCTCAGGCGGCCAGGCAGGTATCTGAGGCTGGGGGGGAGGTCCGGGTGCTGCTGGACAGCCTGGGGCTGAATACCGAGGTGCTGGACCTGCTGGTCCTGGCCCACGACGAGGAGGTGGACGCGCTGGAGGAGCAGATCAGCCTCGCCGACTCGACTGCGGCTGTCCTGCGGGGGCAGCTAGAGGCTACTGATACCGCCCTGGCCTCCGAGCGAGCGGTTCGTCTAGCGGCTCTTGCCGAGAACGAGGCGCTACGGAAGCAGGTGCGTGCCCTCGAAAATGCGCGGTTCCGCAGCAGGGTCTTCTCCGGCGGGATTGTCGTAGCCGTACTGGTCGGCGCCGTGCTGCTGTAGCCTCATACCCCCGGTAGCCTCACCAGGAAGCCCGGCGTCTGGTCGCCGAGCCAGGCCCCGAGCTGGTTGAACTCGTAGTACTCAAGCGCCCCCTCATAGGTGTCGATGCCCCCATCCATGAGCTGCTGGATCACTAGGTCCTTGTCATACAGCACGACCGGCTCCACGCCGTAACGCTCCAGGACGCCGATGGCGCAGTCGTCGAACCCGTCCATCAGTAGCGCGTCCTCAACTCCGAGGTCAAGCAAGCGCTCTGGTAGAGTGCGGGTCACCAAATACCGAGGTCCTTGAGTGATTTGACGATCTCCAGAAAGTCCGCAAGCGGCAGCACCGCCAGCTCATCCGGCTTCCTCTGGCCCGCGCCACTCCGTTTCACGACCGCAACGGCGTAAAGCCCTTTGGGGTCAGCCACGGCCTGGGCTTCCTTGACGGCCCCGTAGATGTCCGGTCTCGCTCCGCACTTCGCTTGCCATGAGATCGGGAGTGTTGGGCAGTCAATGTCGCCACTATTGCCGTCCCTGGCCTCTGATAGCACCCTGACAGCCTTCTGGCCGGTCGCGTCCTCGATCCGGTGGCAGACCTCCAGCTCGAAACGCCTGCCCTTCTCACGCGAGTGGCGGCCGCTCATGCAGAGTCCGACTTTACTCGTCTGAGCATCAAGTTCGCGTCGAGCTTCCCGCGGACGGCGTTGTCGTATGCCCAGAAACTGAAACCACCCTCCGCGTCCCAGAACGCTTGCACGAATGCCCGTATATCGTTTATCGATTCGGGTCGGCGAGCCATCTGGTACTCCGTCGGCATGGTATACGCATCCGTTGTATCTTCGGTCTCCCAGCCTCTCATGTATCCACCACCGCATTGTGTCGCTCGCGAAGTTCCTCAATCTCAGCGAGAGTCCGCGGCCGTCCACACTGCTCGCGAAAATATGAGAATCGCGACATAATCAGGGCTGCCGACGCCATCCGGGCCCACTTCACTTCGTCCCCCTGAACCGCGCGGCTGATGATCGCCGCACCCGTTTCCTCCGGGAAGGTCCGGCCGTTTCTGGCCTTCGGGTCATGCCAGTGAGCGTATCGGACAGCTTGCCGCGCTGCATCTTCAATGGTTCGATGCTCCTCCTTCGTCCAGGACCTCTCTGTGACCTGCCACTGCGCTCTAAGAATCGTCTGGTCGTCCATGGGCAGCCTCCTCGTAGCTTCCCGGTTCAAAAATAGCCCCGTCACCTACCACGAGGCCACAGCCGAGGCGCAACGCTCGCACCACGGCAGAGTCGGCAGCTTCGACCTCGACAGCCGCTCTTTCCAACAAGTCCACATTTTGGGTCAGGGCGGCCACCGCAGTCTTGGCCCTGGTGTGTTGGAGAACGGCGACCGCAACAAGCGACAGCACAAGCATCCAGAATGCGACCGGATTACCTCTCATAAGCGCCCTCCCGCCGTTCCGCACGAGACTCACTTGCCTAAGTCTGACCAGAGGTGTTCAATGTCCGGTTCAGCTTGGCGAATCCGCAATGTAGAATAGCAATACTCGATGGGAACTTCGCCCTCCACGCCGTGACGGTTTTTTGCGACAAGAATAAAGGAGCGTGCTAACATAGGGTCTACTCGCTGGTATCGTGAGTGATCGAGCAACAGGACGATGTCGGCGTTGCTTGGGATCGTTCCGCCTCCCATCATACCATAGATGGTCGGTTTTTGGGTCGTGTCTCGCCCCGTCGCTGTATTGAACTGCGACAGCGCGATGATAACAACGTTCTCGGCATGCGCGAACAGTCGCAAACTGCTCGCCACTTCAGTGACCTGGTTGTAGATGCTGTCGTCGTCACCCGTTGACACCAACTGCATATAATCGAGGACAAACAGATCGACGCCGTGCTCATCACGCAGGTAGCGGCAGGCAGCCATAACGTCGGCAATCGAATTGAGCGGTTCCTGGTTCACATAGAACCCAGGAACGCGGTGCCCGATGCGGGCAGAAGTTTCCTGGAGATCGTAAATCTTCCCCAGCACCCGCTCGAACGCAGCGAGCGAAAAACGCCCGCGCTCAAGCTGCCGGATGGGCGTACCCGTCGCCATGGCGTAGAACCGTGCAGCAAGCTGGACGTGAGACATTTCGAGGGATAGGAAGCCGACGCGGGCCCCACCATGAGCCATCGCGTGGAAGGCCATGTACTCGGCTAACAAACTTTTACCAGCGCTTGTCCCCCCACCGATCGAGACGAACCACCCTGGGGCGAGACCCTTGGCGCCGCCGTCATCGCCGCATATCGAGTTTAGGCTTTCAAAAGGTGTCGGAATCGCATTCGTGGGAAGCTGCTGCCGCGCAGCCCACGCAATGGCAAAGCTCCCGTCCATCACGTCGACGAAGCTAGTCATGGATCGATGTCGAGGTGGCAGCTTTCAACATCAAGCTCTAACGCCGAGGTTGCGTCCCTGGCACTGATCAACGCAACGGCCGTGATCACACCAAAAACCGTGCCTACGGTGAGCCCCAGGAGAAAGCCGATCTCCATGCTGCTCATCGGCTGGTCGCGCTGCGCGCCCACGCCTGTTCGGGGTGCTCAGGGATGGTCTCAGCAAGTTCGGCTGCTATCGCCTTCAAGTCCACGCCTGTTACACGCTCGACCTCAGCGGCGGATCCGAGGTAGTGGAAAACGTCGTGGCAAGGCGCACACAGTGTCACGACGTGTCGCCACCCAGCTTTGTAGCCGATCCCGCCGCTGATCACGTGCGCGTTGTGGTTCGGTCTGCCCTCAACCGCTTGGATTTGGCAGACATCGCACGGGCGTTCGCGTATGAGCGTCGCGCGTTGCGGGGATCCGTAAATCCTCATAAACTCGCTGGATGGACGGCGTTTGCTTTTCAAAGCCTTCCGTGCTAGTGGCGTCACACCCGGTCTTAATCCGGAGCGCTTCACGGGGTCACGGACTCACCAGACACCGAAGTTCGTGTCTTCCGCCGCCGAAGCGCGGATCCGGCTTCCATCATGGCGATGCCGAGAGCTTCGAGCCGATTGGGATTGACTGCGAAAATTGCGAAGCTGTTCAGGCACTCGTCCTGTAGCTCCACCCAGACCCCACTGTCGCCTTCCGCGACCGTGAACTCGGACTCATCTGTTAGATGCACGTGCAAAGTCGACCTCATGCGGGTTCCTCCAGGCGAGACAGCGCGTTGACGTGAGCGATGCTGCTGCGGTCCCACTCCAGTTCGCTTCTGATAGCCCAGTACTCCGACTCGGCCTTCTCCCTTTGCTCTATGGCAGCGGAAGTACCCTTCACGTGCGTGTGAAACCCCTCAGAGGCACGAGCTAGACGATCGAGTCGAGCCTCAGACAGGTTCTCATCTGAGTGCACCCGCGCGATGTCACCTGCGATTTTTGAGAGCATGATCTTCATCTCATGCTCCAGCTGGTACGCCACTCCGATCGCGCGTGCTTTGCGCTCTCCCGCACGCCGCAGCTCCTCCAGCCGCTCCCACGGGTCGCTGCCGAGGCTCGCGGCCATCAGCTCACGTGCACTACGGTCGCGTGGTGGAAGCGCATTCCGTGACTGTGCGCCATGCCCGCGAAGCTCGTCAGTGCGGGTCATGATTAAAATGGTAATCCATCAGAGCTGGCGCTACTCTTGTCCTCTGCCAGCTCAGGCTCGTTCCGGTCTCCGGCATCCGGCATTTCCAGCACCGCGAAAAGCCGATATCGGTCGCCTGTTTTCGACTCCTGCCAGCCCTCGAACGCGACGTGGACATGCTTGCCCTCGTCGCCAGGGACGATCGCGCCGTCGAGCGCCGCGTAATTCAGCCCGATATTAACCTCGGTATCTGGCGTGACCAAGCACGTGACCTTCTCGCCGTTCTCGCCTTTGCCAACCGTGAAAAGTTCATTTGACACCGCGGTCACCCGCGTAGTGGCGGAGAGGCCAAACTTTCCCTCCCAGATTTTCGTGATCTGACCTTCCACCCAGCTGTAGTGCTCCCCCCATTTAACAAAGGGAGTACCGGTGCCGCTTGCGGTACGATCGCGCGCTCCGCCGTCTCTCAGCTCATCAGTCCTGTTGCTCATCTTTACCTCCATCGATGGGTGTGTCGTAAATCGTCTCTCGTGGTGTCTTGCCTGCGAAACTGTCAACGTCTAGCTGAAACATCTTCACGTGCGCCGCGGCTCTGAACGTCGTCCATAACCGGTCGCTGTATCGAATCGGGTGGAGCGTCACGCCATCGGATCGCACGTGTACAATTCCCAACCGCTCCGCGCGATGAGGTCCCCACCGGATCTTCTTGCCAATCCACTTATCAGTTTCCAGACCGATTCGCCGCTTGCGAACGACGGCGAATTCGGCGTGCAGATAGGCGGCCAATTGAACTGCAAATTCTGGGTATACGCTCGCTCCGCTTTTCCAATCGAGCAGCCACGTCTGGCCTTGCTTATCTAGATCCCATAGATCGAGAGTGCCTGCGAAGGCGTGCTTCGGAGAGAAAACGGTAAGCTCGGAGGCGAGCACCTTGCTGGAGCGAGCCTTGAGAAATCGTTTCACGTGCGCGGCACACAGAGCATTTTCTTCAGAGAGATCTTTTTGCAGCGGTCGGTTACGAACCGTCGCTTCTATAGCCTCATGGATCGAGGTCCCTCGGGTAGCCGCCAAATCGCGGGTCGACCACGGCGCGTTCTTGATCAACTTAATCGCATCGGTCGCCGGCAGACCTTGCCAGCTCGCACGGTGGCCGACGGCGAACTCGGCCGTGGTTTTCGCAGCCCACATGCCCAGCCAGGGCTTCGGGATCCCGCCGCAGAGCGTCGTGACCCGCCGCAGGCGCTGCCCATCGATCTCGTATCCGTAGCGGCTGCGGCTGACCTCGACCTCGGGAGCCGCATCCGCTTCCTCTTTCATAGCCTCCAGGATTGCGCGGGTCACTTTTCTACCTTACCTTTCAGAGTTGGCCTTCTGTGGGGAAGGCAGGTGGTGTGGACGGAGCGCCCTTCGGCCGTTGGCCGGAGGGCGTGACCGTTTCCCCCTGGTTCCCCGCTTCTAATGGCATCCAGCATCTGTGCCAGCGATCCAGTGGTGAAGCGAGGATCCTTCACAGATCTTGCGCGCCATCACGCGCGCCGTACTCCTCACGGTCCAGCGCCTCGCATGTAGATACGAGGATGTCGTGCAGCTGCCGCCGTGACAGATGTTCGCGCTCGTGCCCCGCACCACACAGAAACGCCAGCAGATACGGGTACGCGATGCCGCGGTCATCACGCTGCATGACTACCTCGGCCGTGGCGCCGGCACCGCACGAGCAAGTAGTCGAACCTTCCATTGCCTTCCTCCGTGGGATAAGCGTGACGGTGTGAAGGTGACCGCTACGATGAGCTGTGTCAAGCGCGGCACCCTGTCTGGTTAGAGGACGTGATCAGACGCCGCCAGCGTGCGTAGCCGCGCACCGATGCGGCAACACTCGTCATAGAAGGCGCTGGTCAAGTGGTCTCTGACCTTGAGATGGGCGCACTCGTGAATGATGAGTCTATCTACTTCAAACTGATCCCGATATTTTAGCCGGCTAACATTGATGCCTATGAACGACCCACCACAAATACCTGCCCATGGAAGCCTCAAACTATTCCACAGATCCACGGTGACATGCTTTTGTGTCGTATGTAGCGCGAACTTCTTGATGTATTCTACCAAGCGTCTCATCTCTGGAGTCCACTGATCTTCATCCAAGGGTGGGATCCCGTCTGGGTCTGTCTTTGCCTTGCCGTCATCGAACATGCTAGATGAGGGCACTAGGGCGTTGGCAGATCTTATAGTCTCCCATGCAGCCTTGGAGAATTGCCTGCCGTGGATTACCGCATACCCGGCGTCGATAGCTCGCTTATTACTTTCGGGGGCTTGGGGGTTGAAAGTCACCGCATCCCCTACGCGAGCTTTGATTATTGATCTGATGGCGTCCTCGTCCTCCATCGACTCCAGCGCCGTGCCCAGCCATCCACCCTGTGCTTGCTCTTCGCTGATGTCGTCAGCCATGATCTCGGCAATGTGTCGCTCAACGTCGAATCGGAACGCCTGCTTCACTGAGCTTCTGTCGGTGGACAGCGGCACCTTCTGCGCCACGTCCACGTGCCAGGGGCATTCCAGTTTATCGATGGGGATGCCCATCTCATAAAGATGAGGCGTCTCGCCTTCCAGCACCTTGTAGATAGTGATGGCGGTTTTGCGCCTCGTGAGCTTGAAGCCGCCTTCCTCGCCCTTGATCTCTGTCTGGAGCGTCCGCACGTCTTCGGCTATAGCCTTACGCTGCTTCAAGACTTCGCCGTTGATGGTCGTCGTGATTCCCTTCGGGGGTATCATCGACCGCAATAGCACGAGAGCCTCATCCAGCTCCACTCGCTTCATCCGCAGCGTAGCGTTAAGGACGGAACCAGTCTCCGTTTGCTTGCGCCCCAGCTTGCGACCGTGCGGCCCGAAGCTGATCGAGCCCGTTGTGCTGCTAATGCTGGCCTCGGAAGCAACTGAAAGCAGGAACTTCTCACCGATGTTGAAGCGGCCCCGCTGCTCCGGGTTTCCGATTTTGTACGACTGCTTGTAAAGGGTGAATGCATCCGCCAGATCGCGGAAGCCATCGGGCGAGTCGTCCTCTACCCGCAGCTGAACTTGCGGCTTGCCGGCGATGGGGGCGAGATCGATTTTGACAAAGCTGACGCCCTGCTCGTCCCAAGCATTCTGAACTGGCTCAAGCAGAAGCGGTGCTGTACCCCGTCGTGTCGCTACCGCAGCCAAGCCGGTTTTGTCGACGGTGAACCACTGCGTGGATTCCATTTGCCTTCCTCCGTGGGATAAGCGTGACGGTGTGAAGGTGACCGCTACGATGAGCTGTGTCAAGTCCTCTACTTTTCAGCATTGTCATTTGTCTTCCTCTTCCTCTCGCATCCTCATGGCCTCATCCCGAGCGTCGGAGTAACCGCTCTCAAAAAAAAACTCGGCGCTGCTCATGCCGGCATGCTCCTCCTGGAAGCGGGCCTCCTGGGCGCGACCCTGCGCCAGCACGCGCTTGATCGGGTCGGTCGCGCTAGTGATCCTGGTTTCCGCCTCGATCTCTTTCGTAATCAGTTTCATGGGGCCCTACCCTCCTCAAGATCCTTGAGGTGTCGTGCTGCTTCATCGCGCTGTGAGCTGTGCCACATTTTGAGGACCGTCCAGCTCTCGACTGGCCCCGTCCCAACCACCAGCAGAATTTGATCCATCATCGTGGTGACCAGCAGAAAACAGACCGGGCAGATCATGCCATCTCCTCTTCGTGAGTCCAGAATCCGATAGGTCCTGCTGCGCCTCTTCTGGATGCGGAGCGAGCGTTTCATCGAGAAACTGAGGTCCGCGATGGCCTCGGAGATGGCCTGATTGTGCGGCTTGCGTGAAACCATTTATTTTACCCCTCCTCCAGGTGGGCCCACGCTTTGCAGGCGATGTCATAGGGGCCAGCGAACGAGTTCTCAATCGGGAGCTTAACCTCACCAACTTCGACACCCTTGTTGTAGACATGGCAGATAACTGAGTCCTCGCTGTCTTCCACGAGAACAACGACTGGGCCTAGTGTATCGTAGTCTTCATTTATCCAGACTCCAGACTCTCCAGCATCGTTCAGATGAATCCAGACGGTGCCGTCTTGCTCGTTCAGCGTATCCCATATTGCGCTGTTGTAGTGGTCATAGACGCAAGGATTAACTGATGCGAAGTCAACCGCCGGTCTTGAAGGAAGTTCCCTTTTGCGCTTTGGCAGGTATATCTTGTCGAGCTTCTCGGCTCTCGTGACCACCTCGTCACTCAGCGTCTCCTCGACAACGTGGAACCAGTCCTCAATAACGTATGCTCGTCGCTTGCTCATCATGTCTCCTACTGTGGGGTGAGTGTCCGATAACAAGCTAACCGTTAAGGTTAGTCGTGTCAAGGGTTGTGATTTTCACTTGCGAGAAAATCGTTTGCCTTTCACCGTCTCCTGCTGTTGGGTGGCGCCGCGATGCTTAATCGGTGGCGGATAGCAAGCGCCCAGCATCGGGCACACCTCGAGGTGGACGCATCGGGCCATGCTGCAGAGTCGTCTATCAGCTGCAGCCGCCGGTCGCACAGGGCTTCCCCCGCCTGCCGCTTGATGCGCCCGAGCGTGAGGTATCCCGCAGCCTCCAGGTGCTGCAGGATCCGAGATCGCTCGAACTGGACGTATCGAGCGGCGAGACAACTCTGGGGCCGGACTTGCATTCCTGACACCTCGGCCTGTAGGGTGAGTGCGTGACCGTCCTCGGCTCTACCTTCGGTGGCGGACAGAGTCTTGTTCCTCTTCGCAGTCTTCAATCGTGACGGTCGAGGAGTCGCCTATGTAGGTGCAGCTGTCGTCAATCCAGTCCGACGCTCGGCCATCGGCCTTATCTACTACTTCCCTGGCCTTCTTGACGGCTTCCTCGTCGGACTCGGCGGTGACGTCGAAGCAAATTGAAGCGTCTACAGCCATGCGGTAACGCCTGTCAGTCATGCTGGTCCTCCTGGGTGGTGGTGGTGGTGGTGTGGCTTCCGTTTCCAATAGCGCGGAACCTATCGGCTGGGCCGGACCGCAAGCCGCGCACCTTGTCCATCTCGACGCGCACCCGATCCGCTGGAGTGGGAACGATGGTACGGACCGTGCCGTACCTTGCACCCATTGCCCAGAGATCGGTGCCTGGGTGGATCTCCACCCGGTCGCCTACCGTGTAAGCCGTTCCATCGTATCCGATTGCATTGTCCATAGGGTCTCCAGTGGTGGTGGTGGGCGCCGTCGCCCCCTGCTGGGGTGGTGCAAGGACCGGGCAGGAATCGAACCTGCCGCGGCCGGTTAAACGGTTAGGTTATTCTGGCTCGGCCACTTCCCAAATCTGCGAAACGGAAATCGCGCGCAGCTCGCAACCGGGTCGCGAGACAGGCTCAAACTCTGTGTCTTTAGTGTATGGCCCTGCCGCGATCATGGACCCGTTCGGCCACAGTGTGAGGTGGAGAATCTCTTCGGCGTTGCTCCAAGAGGGGCCGCGCCTGGTTTCCTTTGGGTCTATCATGCTTCCTCCTCGGTGGTGGTCATGGGGTTATTTCCAGGGGGTGGGCGAAGGGGCGACGGGGCGGATAGTGTAGAGCCCTGAACTCTCGATAGCGTGCAGCATCCAACGGGGGAGCGTCTTCGTTCCCGCCACTTCGCAGAAGAGGCGCGACACGTCGCAAGCGGGGTAATTCTTCGTTTGCCCGTATACGCTCTTTTGCATGATGTCCATGGGCTTGGGCTCCATAATGATCTCCCTCGGTGGTGGTGGTGTGGTGTTGGTATTACAGTATAACCGCTACGGTTAGTCGTGTCAAGGGTGCCGTCAAGTACAGTCACAACTCCGGCGGTTGCCGGAACCCAGCCGATGTCGCGGACGCTTGTAGTTGCTGATAGAGGCATCGCTTGCAGGTGCTTGAGTGGTCTGCATAACTGCCTTCCTCTCTGTTGAAGAGAACTTGTGGGGTGAGCGGTACCGTCAGCCCGCATAGCGTTTTCGACGGGCCGAGGCCTCTCAAGTCTGTACTTTTCACCCAGTGGCCCTTCGTCCACTTGCAAGGCTCCAGCGTCCACGCGACTAGTGTGTGAGTTATGTTGATCTGGTCCTTGGTCATCGGTGCCTCCTCGGTGTGGGTGGTGGTGGTGGAGCAGTGACCGGCCGGGCTCTACCCCGGCCGGCCTGCTCGTCAGGATTAGGCTGCAACCTTGGCCTCCTCCTGCGGCCCGTTGATGAGATCGGCGGCCTTCTGTGCTTGGCTCGACGCGCTGAAAATGAAGTTGTTGTCGCTCTCCAGGGCTCGGATCCAGTTGGCGATATATCCCTCGTGCTGGAGTGCGCCGGAAATGCGGTGCTCGCCGCAGAGAAACGCGGCCGCCAGCTCCGCTATCAGCTCTTCGCGGGCGTAAATCTTGTCGCCGAAATTCTTGCCCTTCTCGCGGTTCAGGCGCTTTTTTGCGCCGGTCCAGTGGGCCAGCTCGTGAAAGGTGGTGGAGTAGAAGCTTTCGACGTTGTGGAAACTGCTGAGGGAAGGCACCTGGATTCGGTCGTACGAGCGGTCGTAGAAGGCACGGTCGCCGCCGTAGTTGATCTCCGCCCCGGTCGCCGCGATGGTGGCCTCAGCGTGGGCGTGGCGCTCGTGATCAGGGACCTCAACGACCTCGGGCTCCGGCAGGCCCGTAGTCTGTGCGCGGTTGAAAACGGTGTAGGATTTTAGGAGTGGAAACGCGTCGCACTCTTCGCCGGCCGCGTCGACCTTAGTGATAAACTTCCAGAATATGACCCGGTGGCCCCATTCTCCCCGCTCGACGTCGTCAGGGCGTGGCAGAACTGATCCGCCCAAGGCCCTGCATTGTTTGAATGTGACCCACTCACTGGTGGGGTAGCCTTTCTCGGCTTGGATCAAGTTTAGTAGCAGCCTGTTGACGCCACGGTATGCCTTGCCGGTCGTAATGTTGACCGGTAGCCCGTTGCCTCCAGTCCACGGCTTTACCCACGGCGCCACGCCAGCCTTGAGAGCGGTCAGGATCTTGTCGGTGATTGCGCCGCGGAGGTCGGTCTTTTCGTTCTTCGTCATGGTGTCACTCCTGTGGGGTGAGTGGTTGGTATTACAGTATAACCGCTACGGTTAGTCGTGTCAAGAGTTGTGATCTTACCGCTAGTCACGCCCGAGGTTGGCATAAATCGCTTGCGCGTTTTCGGACTCTGGGCCACGAGCAAGCGGGGAGGGCTGAAAGTATGTCGAGATGCGGCATTGCCGAGCGTAAAGGTCAGAGCCTTGTCCGGTGTGGTTATTGACGCAGAACCAGTAGTGTGCGTCTACGATGTCGAAGCGGTCGTAGTACATTAGAAGTAATCTCCGCGGTGGTGGTGGTGGATCATGGACCGACCGGGAGGCCCCGGCCGGCCAGCGAATGTCCGAACCTATGTCCGTGCCTCGGCCACCCCGTCGTGCCCGACCTCAACAAGCAGGGGATACCGTGGGTCAGCGACTGAAATCTCATCCTCGTGAAGAATTTCTTCTACCGGAAGCGCATCGCGCCCATCCCAATCTGCATTCTGCTCGGGAGTTCCCAGATACTCCTCCCACATGTCTTGACAAACGCTGTCGTGTGCATGGTCTACGAGATCTACGAAAGGCGTGTCCAGCCACGCTCGGAAGGGCCTAAACTTCCGCGTGAATTCTTCACCGGATTCTCTTTGAAGTGTGACCGTGCCGGTGACAATTGTTGCCTGGGAGGAAACGCTCCACCGAACCGCTCGCCGCTTCATTTCGTTATCCATTCCGTGCCTCCTATCTTGAGTTAACATGAAAGCATACTAACCGTCACGGTTAGGCTTGTCAAGGGTTTCATTTCATGACCCAAAAAACCCTGCGTAACCCTTGCGATTACTGCGCTACTGTGAGAGATTGTACGGATGAAACCACTCGACTACGCTACCAAAAGACGGCGGCTCGGCTCTCAAGTCGAGGTCGCCAAGATGCTGAGAGTTCACGTCAACACAGTCTCCCGCCGCGAGTGCGGCACCCTGCCGATTGACGGCGAGGCAGAGCATGCCCTCCGTTTCCTCGCCATGGACGAGCCGAAAGACCCCCGCTAAATTCCTGGCGAGCGGACGGGGTCGTCGGCCAGCGACTCCACCGCAGTATGTCAGGAGTGGAGGCCCTTTGCGTCTCCCCCCGTCGCGCTCACTACTCATCACTCGCAAAGGGAGTGACCGTGACCGTTGTCGTGACCTTCCCCCGTTGTCCAAGCAGAACCCCACCAATAGCCCTAGAATCCCATGAGAGCCACGAGGATAGCGAGCATGGCCTAGACCATGTCCTCAAGTGCCTCGGCAGCCACAGAGCGTCTGAGGTGCCTTCATGAGCGCACCTGGCCGGTGGCTGAGGCTCGACGTGACAGCTTTCGATTCAGAGTGGCTCGCGGGGCTCGCTCCGGAGGCTCAACATGCCTGGACCCGGTTACTCCTGCACGTCAAAGCGGTCGGATCGAGAGGGCAGGCAAAGAGGCTAGGCCCGGTCGCGGTGAAGCGCCTGTGGGGCATAGCAGCGCCAAGCCTCCAGCGGATGGAGGCCGCAGCAGTCGGTGACGGGGCCTTGCTGATCGATGACGGTATGTGGACCGTCACCGGGTGGGAGCGCTACCAGAAGCCTGATGGTACTAACCCATTGCGCCAGAAGAGCTTCCGAAGCCGCAGCATAACACCCCATAACGGCGTTATGGTACCTGTACCTGCCGTTATCCGTCACGCGACAGAGACAGAGACAAAGACAAAGACAAAAAAGAAACTACCCCCCCCAACAGATACCCCCCCCGTCGCTCGGGCCTCGCCCTCGCTGGACGAGGAGTGGGAAAGGGTGCGAAGTTGCTATCCGAGAAGGCAGGGGGACCAACGGTGGCGTGACGCTCGTCGGAGCTGGGGCCTCCGGATCCGAGAAGGTGTGCCCCCGGCGGAGCTGTTGGCCGGCGTCGAGAGGTACCGAAAGTTCCTGCAGGTGCAGGACAGGATCGGCAGCGAATTCGTTAAACAGGCGGCAACTTTTTTTGGGAAAAACGAAGCGTGGCGGGAGGAGTGGGCGGTCGGTAATGGCAACAAACCGGCCGGTAAAATTTACCAGCGTCTGAGGTCCAGCTGTGACTGAAAGAGACAATGGGAAGGCCGAACCTAAGTCCGATAGCCTTGTCGTCCCGAAGCATGGCCGTGGACGCATCAAGCAGGGCGGCACGCACGCACGTCCCGGTCGCCCTCCGAACGAGCTGCGCGGCTCGATGCGCGAGATCCTGGAGAAGGGGCTACCGCATCTCGAAGAGTTCGTGACCGGCGAGCGCTCCGTCACGGTCGAGTGCCCGGAATGCGGCGAGACCGTGGACGTGAAGGAGACCCAGCCCGCCGATCAGCTCAAGGCTATCGACATTGCAGCCAAGTTCGGGCTACCCAAGCAGCCATACGATCAGGACTTGATCGATGGGCTGTGGGATGCGACCGAGGCGGCACTGCTGGATGATCTCGCTGTTGTCCAGAGGGTCAAGCGGGCGTGGATGCCGGTACTTGCTCGTAGGCTGATGGCGGGCGGATGACCCTGATCCGAGGACTGCCATGGGGTCCTGGAGGGTGTGCAGCCTGATTGCTGCCGGGCTGTTCCTGGCCTTGGTCGTGGACGCGAGCCTGGGGCCATGGGCTGAACGTGCGCGCTTCCGTCATTTCCGGAGGCTTGAACGTGCCGGCAGGTCGAGGGCGGCGCTTTACGGTAGTGGGATGTGATGGCGGGCATAAATGACCTAGCCGTGATCCTGGAGTATGGGCTCGAATTAGGGTCCGGCTTAACGGTGATCCATGAAGGCGAGCCAGCGCCCGAGGGGTGGCGCGAGTGGGTCGGCGAGCTATTCCCGAGCTACGTCACCTACCCGATGGGTGAGCAGCACGGCGAGCTTTGGGATCACGTCTGGAGCATCGAGCCTGCCTCATCACCGAGGAGCTTTTGCGCGATCTGGGCGCGTGGCGGTGGCAAGACGACGACTGCCGAGATGGCGTGCACGGCGTTGGGCGTTAGGGGTGCCAGGAAGTATTGCTGGTACGTCAGCGAGACCCAGGACAAGGCCAACAAAAACATCGAGAACATCGCGGTTCAGCTCGAATCGGAGCATGTCCTGCGTTTCTATCCGCGGCACGCGAACAGGAAGGTCTCCAAGTATGGCATGAGCCGTGGATGGCGCAGGAACAGGCTCAGGACCGCCGGCGGCTTCACGATTGACGCGGTGGGGCTGGACACTGCAGCTCGTGGCTTGAAGGTCGAGGAGGAGCGTCCGGATCTGATTGTGCTCGATGATGTTGACGGCAAGCACGATACGCTTGCTACGACGGCCAAGAAGATCGCGACGATGACGACTTCGGTACTGCCTGCCGGTTCGTCTAACGCAGCTGTGCTCTTCGTGCAGAACCTCATCATCAAGGACGGCGTAGCCAGCAGGCTCTCGGATGGTAGGGCGGATTTCCTAGCTGATCGGATCGTGAGCGGACCGCACCCGGCTGTGCGCGGGCTCAAGTACGAGTGGATCGAGGAGCTTGGCGGAGTCAGGCGCGCCAAGATCACAGGCGGGGTCCCGAGCTGGGCTGGCCAGTCGCTCGAAGTCTGTCAGCGCATGATCGAGCGCATGGGTTTGATCGCGTTCTTGAAGGAAGCCCAGCACATGGTCAAGGAGCTGGCCGAGGGCACGGTGTTATCCAAGTACGACCCGAGCGCATGTCAGCGCGAGTGGAACAATGAGGACTTGAGACTGGGGTTCGCTGGGGGCACGTTGATCCCGTTTGCTGGCATCGACTACGGTCTCTGGCGGTTCGCGTTCCTGCTGCTCGCGATCGATGAAGAGGGGTTCGTGCATGTCATCGATGAGTACTTCAGCCAGCGCGAGACTCTCGGGGCGAGAGCGCAGCACATTCACCGCATGCTCGGAACGTATGGGATCCAGGGACTCAAGGTCTACGGTGATCCAGCGAACCCTACCGACTCGCTGGAGCTGAACACCGCGCTGGAGCGGGGCTGGGTCGAGGACGACGAGCAGGTCATGCCGCGGTGGCGAGCGCACGCGGCTGTCAAGGACAAGGGCTCACGGCTGACGGGTCCGGACCGGATCAACGCGATGTACGAGAGCCGCACGCTGTTCGTGCGCATGGGCATCGGGGACGGCAAGCGTTGGATGCTCGGCATGAACGCCAACTCGGCGGGTGACGCACAGTCCGGTAGCCGGTTCCTTTGGGAGCAGGAGAACTGGGCGTTCCCCAACCCATTAGAGGGTCGCTCTCAGGACCAGAACCCTGATGACCATACGGCCGATGGCGCCGACATGATGGCAGCGTACCGGTACGCGATCATGAGTCACTTGAGTCCGGCTGTGGTCGAGGTACAGGAGCCCGAGAAGATCAAGAACTATGACTACGCGCTGGAGGAAATGGTGGACAAGGTAGCACGTCAACACGAGATGATGAGGTGATGGTAGACGAGGTGACATCTTGAGTCTCAACTACGGTCGCACGGAATGGGAGGCGCTGGCGATTCGTTGGTCAACTGGTCGTGTGAGCGAGGAGGACCAGGCCGATCTAACGAAGCGCATGTCACGTGCCGAGTCGCGGCAGTTCAAGAAGAAGCTTGAGGCTGTCGAGCAGAAGAAGCTCCACCACGGCGATGCGTTCGTCACTGGCCGACAGCTCGCTCAGTACTTCGGCAAGTACACCGAGCATACTCTGATGCCGCTGGCAGCGAACATGGACGATCTGCGCGGCGAGGTGGTGTCGCTTCGCAAGGTCACCGACTATCTGATGATGCCGTTTTACGAGAGGTGGTGGGTCAGGCTTAGGATCAGCCTGACCGTGTTCAATCACTGGCTGAACCGCCACGGTATACGATTTGTTCAGCTGAACCAATCGGAGGCGCACGATGGCGACCCTGGAGTACTTCCTGACGTTGGAGCACTCGGAAGCGAACACAATGGCGCTCGAAGCGACACTGGGGCAGATGGAAAGGGATCTTCCGAACATGGGTTACAGGGTGATGTCACGGAGCCTAGAGCAGGTATCCTCGTCGGGCAGGAACCGGCTACCGGATTGGTGGACGTGGAGGTACGGGAAAAAATCGAAGCCGATGCCGGAAGAATCATACGAGCCATCCGCTGAGTCCGAGCCTGAGCAGGCTGCGGTCCTCACGACCAAGTTCGCGTCCGTTTCCGCGGCCAAGCACGCCGACTGTCTCAACTTGATCATTGACGACTTTGAAAACTGGATGCCCAGTGGCAAGAAGGGCTTCACGAAGGCAGACGTCGACTTTATCGCCGACGAGAAAGCGAAGGCGAGCTGATGCCCTACCGTGTCCTTGGTTTGACGGTCCAGGTCAAGAAGGGTGGGGTCTGGCGGAAGCTCAAGACGCACACGAGCGTCGAGAAGGCCAAGGAGCACCTGGTAGCGCTCAAGGTCAACGTGGAGGAGAAATGAGGTGAGATGGCCGTGGGTCAGTCGTGAGGCATACGAGCTTGTGCTTGCACAGAACACGAAGATGCTGGACGAGCTACTCCGAATCCGGAGGAGAGAGGCTGGTATGCCGGAACAGCCTCGCTCAGCACCCCGGCCAGCGGCTCAGGGGCAGGTAATGATTCCGGACGAGATCGAGGAGATAATCTGTCAGTTTAGCTCCGAGGGTGTCCGGGTCGTGCTCAGGGAACAGTACCGGCTCCGGGTCGCAAACGGGTCAACGTCTACACAGCTTCAATCGGAGCTAGTGCGTCAGCTCGATGAACCATCGGAGAGGGGGTTGGGAGAGCCAAATGAACACACCGGAAGATAGGGCCGTGGTACAGGCCGCGATGAACGAGCTTGCCACCAGGGCAAACGAAGTTGCGAGTAGGATGCAAGCCCATGGTCTCCCGGCCGACGTCACGATCGTCAGAGGCACTAGCCCCGGCGGCAACTTCAGCACGAAGATCGAGTTCAAGGTCGGCGTCCACGCGCAGCTTGCGCTCTACGAGGTGCTATGCGACATCCTCGACTCGCGGGAATGCGGCTCCTGATGTCCATCGCTCTTTCTCCTCGTCAACGCGAGATTGTGACCCTGGTGGGGCGTGACGGGTTGGCTTATGCGGCGGTAGCAGAGGTGCTCGGAATCAGCCTACACACAGTCAGGACCCATGTGGCGAGATTTGTAGACTGCGTAGATGCGGGGAACATAAAGCCCCGAGATGCATTGTGTACCTTCTACTGGCAGCATATTCACAAGCCGGGGCCGAGAGAAGACTTGCAACCAGAACCCCCACCTGGCTTTGTGTATGTGATGGCTACCACGGAACCACCTGAGCGCCTCAAGATTGGCTACTCTATCAATGTGGAACGCCGGTTGCATGACCTCTCCATGTCTTCTCCGGTTGAGTTGTGTTTGCTGGCGTCGTGGCCCGGATGTATGGATGATGAAGCTAGGATTCACAATGCCGCGAGGGACTATCGCCTTCACGGGGAGTGGTTCACGATGGAAGCTTTTGATGTGGTTCAGGTTGTCATGTCTTGATATGACAGCGTTTTAGCTGACTTACATTCTGCAGTACTGATGAGCATCATGTTAACGTGCCAAATGTTATCCCGCTCATGCAGGACGGGCTGGCTGGCGCGCCGTCAATGGCGGGCGACCAGCAAGACCAGCTAGGCCAAGCCGAGAAGAAAAAGCTCGCGATCGATTCGCGGGATTTTCATTGGCGTGGCCTAAGAGCTCGCCGACTCCGGGATTTGACGTCAGAGAAGTATTTGCTGCACGTCGACGGCGAGGGTCTCTCGCAGTGGCTCGACATCTTCCGTGGCACAAGGCTCCGCGCGGCCCCTGACCTGATGGGCGTCCCGCGGGCGCAGAATAACCAGATGCGCCCGATCCTCGACAACTTCGTAGCGCACCTCACGACTCAGAACTATCAATTCGTCGTCGAGGCCAAGCCAGACCGTAGGAGCCGCGAGAGCGCTGTCGTCGACCAGGCGATCGTCAACGCGGACGTCCGCAGGCAGAACTGGAATTCGCTCTGGGCCGAGGCGAAGTACATGGCTGCGTGTGCCGGTTTCTGTCCCGTGCATGCGATGTGGCGGGACGAGCAAGGGGATCCCTACGAGGCCGTGCTTGCTGAGCAGCCGACAGATGAGGGTGCGATCCCGATGCAGGGCCCTATGCCCGGCTCGATCGACAGCTTCGTCGGTAACCCATTCGATACTGTTTTCAACTCGGGCTCGCGTCGGAACAGTATCCACCGTGCGAGTTACGGTCGGGTGCTACCCGCTGAATTGGTGCGCCAGGCTTTCGGTAGGGACGACATTGAGGGTAACGACCGCCTGCCCAGTGCCTCGACCTACCAGCGGGTCGTCCAGCGCTGGATCATGGCTGGCGGCTTTACGCACGGCACGGGCGCGCTGAGTCTCGGCTGGGGCCACGAGGAGATGATTGGCCTGATCTATGACGAGACGCTGCCGGGTGTGGACGCCGAGTGGCCTCAGGGTCGGCTCACGATCAGTGCGCTCAATGGTCTCGCCGCCACCCAGCGGCTTGAGGCCGGGGGCGGACTTGGTGAGCCGACGTTCTTGTGGATCGGGCCGTTACCTGCTGGTGTGTTCAGCTTCGTGAACGTCTATAGCCACCAAAGGTTCGACGACGTGCACGGCAAGCCCTACATGAGCGATATCGATGACGATCAGATCGAGCTGAACCAGCTGGAGAGCCTGTACAACGAGTTTGTCCGGCGCGCCACTCGTGCGCCCCTGGCCAGCTCGGGCAAGGTCAACGTTGAGACCGCCGGGCCGCTCGGTGACACGCTCCTGGAAGTCGAGCCGCTGTTGCATGGTGGTAACATCGAGATGCAATTCTTAGAGCAGCCCTACCGTCACATGCCGTTCCTGCAATCGAAGATCGAGCGCGTGATGGAGGGCATGTACCGGAAGGCTGGATGGCAGGCAGCGAGCCGTGGCGAGATGCGTGGTTCTGGCAAGGCGATCATCGCACTCCAGCAGGCCGACGACTCGATTTTCGGTCCGATCACGCAGCGCACGCGGGAAGAGCTGGAAGCCTACGCCGATCTCTGTTGGCGCGTCCGCAAGGAATTCATGGACGTACCGATGATCTTGGACGTGGTAGGTGACGAACTAGCCCATCTCGCTGAGCCCTACGTCGATCGCACGATGATGAGCGAGAACCCGCCTGTCTTCACGCTGGTATCTGGCTTCGGCACGAGTACCGAGGCTAAGGCCCAGCAGCTGCTCAACATGTTCGGGATGGTTGACGCGAAGGGCGAACAGCTGATCGGTACCAGGGAGATCAGGAAGCTCTGGCCCGATAACAGCCTGTTCCCGGTGATGGACGACCCACAGGAAGTTCGTGAGCGTCGCCCGCGCATCGTGAATGAGTTGATCAGACAGCAAGCTGAGCGTTTCGTGCAGGAACAACAGATGCAATTCCCTGAATGGCAGCCCGCGATGCAGGACCCGATGACGGCGCAGGCTGGTGAATACATCTCGTTCGTGATCGACTCAATGGAGCCAGCGCTGCAAGATGACGACCTGGAAGCGAACATCGAGGTCTTGAGTCTGATCACACAGGACCCGACCGAGAGCCCGCTTGTACGCCGTACCGCGATGGTCCGCCAGGGTCAGTACTGGGAATGGCTCGCTGCCCGCCAGGCGGCGGTACAGCAACGCGAAATGGCGATGGCGGGGAGCGGGCGTGGAGGTGGTAGCCCCGGCAGGTCACCCGGCAGGCCACCTGGCAGGAGCGGTGGTGGTACTAGCGCTGCCGAGGCGTTCAATCCTGGCAAGGAAGGCGGCACGTCGACAGCTGAATCGATGGTACGTGCAGACAAGAAATTCGAGAGGGAGATCGCATGAGCGACGAGATCACGGTAGCGGCCCCCGAGGCACCTACCGTTGAGCCTGTAGTAGAGGCTCCAGAAGCACCAGAGGTTACTACCCCGGCGGCTTTAGAAGAGCACCTGGGGGATGATGGTGCCAGTGTACGGACCAAGGCGCGGCGTAGGGCTCAGCAGCGTGCGACGGCGGCGGAGACATCTCGCCAGCGTGCGATGGAGCAGCCACGCGAGCCAGCGGGGCAACCCGAGGGCGGTCAGTTTGCTGGTGAGGAAGGGGCGAGTGTTCCTGAGACAGAACCCGCACCCCAGGCCGCGGCGGGAGAGAAACCCGCACCGGCTGAACCTGAGGCAACCGCGGCGGGAGAGAAACCCGCACCGGAGGCCGTCTCCGACAAAGTGGGCGTGGCGGTCGAACCGACACCTACGCCTGGCGTTGTCAAAATTCCACTGAGTGACAATCACCCGTTGCGCAGTAGGGGCTTCACCGAATGGGAAACGGCGCCTGAACTCGAAACCGAGACCCGAGGCATGTTGTCTGCGGTGGAGCGCCAGGCCGATTCCCAAGCCAGGGCAAACGAGATCGCTGAAAGGAATATGGTCTTGGAAGCCAGGCTCAGGGCCCAGCAGGGTGAGATGCCGTACAGACCTACACCCGAGTGGGATCATATCATCGATGATCTTACCAAGACGTATTCTCCAGAGGTGGGTGCAGCCGTGCGGCAGGGTCTCGAAGATTCAAATACTCAGCACCTGGCGCAGACAGATCAGCAAGCTGCGACGATGGTGGCTGAGGGCAGGATCGCGCAGATGTTCGTCGGGAACGTCAAGTCCGAGGCCGCCTCGCGGCTACCGGTCTGGGCCAAACATGGCGAGCTGGTTCCGAACGTTAGCAAGCTGATCGATCAGTACAGCCAGCATGTCGACGCCAGGAACGTCACTCTTAGCCAGGAAGGTCAGTCGATGGTGGCGCCTAACTCGCAAGAGTTTTTCCAGTGGCTTGCGCCTCTTTACGCGAACGATCCGCGCGTGCAGCAATCATTCAAGGACGAGCAGAACCGCGTCCGCGAGGAGGACGCGCAGAGGATTAGGGCTGAAGAGCGAAGTAAGCTAGCTCAGTCCGAGAAGGAGAGGTTGACTGCGGCCGCAGTGCGGCATGGTCAGCGTCCTCCCTCTACCTCTTCGCATTCATCGTCCGGTAACACTGCTGCGCCTAATGATTCCCAGGCAGTGGTAACCGGACCCAACCGGAGAACTGCTATCCGCAGGAGTATTGCTCAGCGGTATAGTAGCCGATAGGAGTAGACGAAAATGGCTTTGGGCTCACAACAGAGTAACGTCGACGCCCTAACCGGCATCACGGGCCTCGTGCACGAGATATTCGTGGGCGATGTATTGCCTGGTGTGCGGTGGGAAAGTCCGACGGCTCAGATGTATATGAACGCGCAGGAGGGTGATTACCGTTACGACGGCGAATCGCTCAACGGCGCGACGGATTTACAGCGTCCGATTGGTGCTTTAGGGACGGACGGCATGCTACCGGACAGTGCACACACTGATGCCGCGAACTGGCAGACCACGCCAGCTCGTCGGTATGTCAGGCGCGCAGTTGACAACTTCGTAGAGGCGGCAGCTACCCGCGGTCCGGGCAGCTTCGCCGATCTCAGCACCCGGCTCTTCGATCAGATGTGGGGCGCATTCCGGCTCATGGAGATCCGTCATGCCATTGGTGGCAACGATGGGATCCTGTGTCTCGTGTCATCTAAGACGAGCACAACCGTGTGGGTTGCGAAGGACGGGTATAACCATAGCGGCACCAACCCGCTTATGCTGATGGACGAGGGCATGGTGCTCACGCATCACTCTACGGACGGTGGCTCAGCTGAAGGGGCCGGCGCGGTCAGCTCAATCGCGTACTCGACCGATACGGTGACGATGGCTGCGGATTGGGAGCAGTCGGCGGCGGTCGCCTCTGGTGATATCGTTTGTGCGGCGACGACTACAGTCACAACGACCGACTACTTCAAGAGTGAGAATAACCTCGCGAAAAATGGTCAGGCCGACATCATCGATCCGGATGCTAACCTGACCACGGTATTCAACATCGCCGAGGGCACGTTCGCCCGGTGGAAGCCGTTCAGGGTGGCGAGTGCGACATATGATCACATTGAGGTGGCTGAGTACATGCAGAGGTTGGCTGCGAAGTCGACCTATCCGGTGACACCGGACTCGCATACGGCCGTGATGGCTGGTGGTTCGTTTGCGGAGCTGGCGCGCACGCTGGTCGGTTTCCAGCAGCAGCAGCAACTCGGTAAGACCTTCGAGGGTGGCTACCAGGCGGTTCGGATTGCCGGGCATGACATCGTCGTAGACGACTACCAGCTGCACGACGTGATGAGCGTCTATGCCACCGAGGATCTCTACACGGTCAGTCTCGTCGAGGCGGGATATTTCGATGAGGACGGCTCGATGTACTCGCGCATCAGCGATTTCGATGGCAAGGAGTGGTATGTGCGCGATTACGCGAACAGTTTTACACCTGTACGGAACAGGTGTGGTGCCCTTACGGGCATTTCGCACCCGAACGTTACGGTGGACAATTTCGTACCGACTCCTGACTACTAGTAGGTCGGGATAGGGTCGCGCTACCCCTACGGCAGGGCCGGTGGAAGCCTGCCGTAGGGGAGGTGCGAACAACTGAAACAGTAGGTAAAAAGGGGTTGGCGGGCAGATTGCCCGTCCTCTAACGCCTCACGGGGAGGGACCTATTCATGGCGACCCAGGAACTAAAGAACAGGCTGCGAAACGCGCTCCGCGAGCCTAAATTCTCGCAGGAATTGGTGAATCTCATTGAGCGCACGACCGGATCGATCTTCTATGTGGATTCGGTTGACGGTAGCGCGAGCAACACCGGGAAGGCGTCGGACGAAGCTCTTGTCACACTCGACGCTGCTATCGGTAAGTGCACGGCGAGCAAGGGTGACATCATCGTTCTCATGCCCAAACATGCGGAGACAATCTCGGCCGCATCGGCGATCGACTTCGACGTGGTAGGGATCACCGTTATCGGGCTCGGTGAGGGCACCGACCGACCGACGATTACGCTCGACAATACGGCCGCGACCATCGTAATCGACGCTGCAAACACGAAGATAAAGAACGTCCACTTCATCAACACGGTGGACGCGCTTGTGGTCGCGTTCGATGTAAACGCAGCTCATTTCACCATCGAGAGCTGCATCTTCGATGACGCAACGGCTGCGGAGCAGACGATCGTGTGGTTCATCTGCGATGCCAATGCTGACTATTTCACTGTGCGTGATTGCACGCACCACGGCAGCGACACCGCGGGTAGCACGGCTTGGATCACGCTCAATGGTAACGATCACGTTGTCATCGAGGGCTGCACGAGCCACGGTGATTTCAGTGCTGCCAACATCCGGGTCGTCACGGCGGCTTGCACTGATCTTCTCATCACGAAGAACCATCTGGAGAACGCGAACGCGGTCGATGTCTGCATTGAGCTTTACTCGGCTGTTACTGGGTGGGTGAGCTATAACTCCATCCGTATCGCCACGGACGGGCAGTTGACGGGAATCAACACTCCCGGCAACACGGGTCTGTTCGAGAACTATCAGGTGAACAACAATGGTGAGACTGGTGTGCTCGTCGGTACAGCGAGCAGCTAGTAAGAACTTAGGGTAACCAACCTCAAGAGGGCGGAAAGCCAAGGGGGAGTATGATGAGTGGAGGGTCACACGGTATTTACAGGACCCCAGTGATGGGCGTCGTGGGGATGGACGACCGCAACATCGAAGGTCAGTTCATGGACCTGCACGTCAATCGCCAGGGAGCACTCGTAACCATCGACACAGTGTTGCAATGGGCGCTTGAGGGCCGGACTTTCCATGCTCAGCAGGGTAACGCAGCGACGTTGGTCGACCTCGTCGAAGTGGCGTATGATGAGGATCAACCGCAGTTCGCGCTTCGGGTGCCGACTGGTGTCACGGCGATTCCGCTTTCGATTGCTCTGAATTTCCAGGACCAGGCGGGTACAAACACGCACGTCATTGTGTCCACTACGACTAACGACATCGGTGCGGGTACGTCGACGTCGCTCACCGAAAGCGCGATGAGGAGTGACGCGCCGCACGCGGCTCAGTGCATTGCTCAGAGTTTGTACACGGGCAACGCAACGGCCGCAACGGGATTGATCGAGATCGCCCGAGTGATTGATCCGTTCGTGGCGACAGCGGCCGGGCGTCTGCCTGGGTTCCGCTGGAGCATTCGCGAAGTGGCCGCCATCCCGATCCTGGTCGGGCCGGCATCGCTCACAGTCCACGCGGTCTCGACTACAGACGGGCCGGAAGGCTTCGCCGAGTACGTGTGGGCCGAGTTCCCGACGCCTGACCTGGTCAGGAAGGTCTAGGTCAAGTGCTGAAGGCTGGTATACGACACAGTGCGCGCGTCTCTCGGGAAGCTGGGAGGCGCGCGCCTGTGGAGTACCGTGATGCTGTCGAGTTGTGGGCGCGCGAGCGCGGTGGGCACGCGAGTCTCAAGTGGATGTCCGACCCGATGAACTGCTGGGCCGTTGTGCTCAGCTACAAGGTTGGGGATCCCAGGCAAAGCAGTCCAGAGGATGGCGAGCCTGTGCTCATGCACGACTGGAAGGACGCAAAGTGGTGGGGCAAGTATCACCCGGAACGTGCGAAGCGGCACCATCGTAGCAACCAGATCATGCCGTGTGCCTACGCTTATGATCTGGACGAGCTAGGCGTTAGCGGTATGCTGGAGCGACTCGATCGCGGCAACATCTTGAGTGGTCGCGGTCAGTTCGGTAGCGCCGAAGAGGCTGGCCGCACCCAGGTTGAGAAGTTCAGGGATGAGAAACACAAGAGACGACGTAGTAAGCGCGACGACGTCGACCATCGCAGTCGACAGATGCGTAGACGACTGCTCAAGATCCCGTTCCTCCCGGTCGGAATACAGTTCTGATTTTAAGGAGAAGAGAACACATGAGTCCAGGTAGCCAAGTAGACCGTATGCCGACCACGAAGATCCGGTTGCCGAGTCTGGTACCGCCACGTGGATCGAAGCCGATTGGCATAGACGAATCGAGCGGCAAGGTCATCTACACGATGGAGATGCTCGATGTACAGGCCATGAAGGCGGCCAAACGTCAGCGTGTCGATAGTAATGGCAGACCGGTTTTCAAGAAGCACCCGACGACAGGTGAGGAGATATATCCGATCCTAGAGATGCCGAAACCGATCTTCCGCACGAAGCGGTTCGTGCTGCACGCCACCGCGAGCCAGAAGGTCAAGATGATTGAGGGCTTCGAGGAGACCGTAGCCGAGATCTCGGAGCGCACGAACCGCAAGAGGGTCGCCAACTTCGCTCACGATCTAGCGAACGAAGCTGTCCGTCGTGGATTCGCTAACGCGAGCGAGATGATGGATGAGTTGTTCAAGGATTCCGTTCAGAGTACTGAGCTACAGCAAACGGTTTTTGAGGCGGATGAGCCGAAGGATAAGAAAAAGAGTAGGCGATGAGCGTTCTGACCAATCGCGCACTGTTGCTGGACGAGTTCTTCAGGCTCGTGGATGCTGACATCACTGACGACAGCATGATCGAACACGATCCGACGGCCGGTGATGGGGCGTACATACTTTTGCAGGCCGGGTGCTTTGACGCGCAGCTCTATCTGATCAGCTGCGGGGCCGGCAGCCGATGGGCGAAGACGACGTCGGCGCTCACGTTCACCGGTGCTGACCCTGACAGATACGTTGCACTACCGTCGGATTTTCTGAGGCTTGAGTCGGATCACGAGCGCTCGGGGCTCAGGACCACGGCTGGTGTCGCCTGGGGCAGAGAGATCCCGTTCCGGAATAGGTTCGACTTCCACGGGAACCACTTCTACATGCGTGGCAATGAAGCGGCGAGCGGCTCGGAGGGCCAGCTCAGGCTCTACGTCGTCCGTGGTGCGGCGCCGCTTTCTGGGATGGTTGCCGACTACATCTACAAGCATGCCACACTCGCGGACGCGACAACGATCGACTTCGATTCGGCTGACCGGCAAATGATCCCGGCGTTTGCTGCGGTGCGCGCGTCCCATCAGTCGTGGTACAGCGGTGACGGGGAAGATAAACAGGCGCTCCGCGAGAACCTGGCGTTCGTGAAACAACAGGCTTGGCAGCGCTCCAGATTCAGCGCTCAGCCGAAGATGATAAGGCCGCATGCCATGATGGGTGATCGTTGGTACTAGCTATGAAGTTGGTAGGTCACGCCGACTAGTAGGAACATCCTGCGTCGTGGAGTGACCACCTGACGCTAAGGATAGACCGATGGCAGCATTCGGTATCAAAGCGATCCAGCCGGAAGACAACGAACATATCCTCGGCTTCGCGACAGCGCGGGCGACGGCGGATATGTCATTGCTAGAAATCTGGAACGGGCCGACGTCCTCAGATCTTGTGCTTACGGTGGACAAGGCCGGCCAGCTGCAAGCCGCTAATGGTACGGTACTGAGACCTTCCTACGCGTTCGAGAACGCAAAGACGGATGGGCTCTACTACATCGGCACGAATAATCTGGGCTTTGCCGTGAATGCTGTGCTGATGATGGAGACGGCCACTTACGGGCTCGGCATCCAGAACGCCTACGGGCTAGTAGTGGGGCACACAGGGCAGCTTGTGACGGGCGACCCGAGTTCGCCGGGCACAGCGATAACGGCGGAGGTGCAGGTCGCGGGCACAGCAACTGCCGATGCGACGGCGATGATAACCCGCCACAGTGCTGATGCGAACGCGGGCGGCATTACTATTTCCAAGTCGAGGAATGCGGCACTGGGCTCGTACACGGTCGTACAGGACAACGACTACCTGGGTCACGTTGCATTCGCTGCTGACGACGGTACAGATACCAACACTACGGTAGCGCGGATCTCTGGCCGGGTAGACGATAGCTCACCAGCGGGATCGGACATTGGTGGCGAACTCATCCTTGAGACGGGCTCGGGCGGAGGGGCGAACAATCTGGCCGCTGCGCTAACGCTTAGTGCGGCCAAACTTGCGACGTTCACGGGCATTGTATCGACGACGGACGCCACGGAAGCGACCAATACTACCACGGCATCGCTCAAGACAGCGGGTGGTATTGCGTGGGTGAAGGACGCCTACGTCGGCGATGATATGTTTTTCACGTCCGGCGCGGTGCTGGACTTCAACAGTGCCGACATGACGGTCACCCACTCGTCCAACACTCTAACCGTGGCCGGTGGGACGTGGGCGACCGCCGCGTTGACTGCCTCAACCGGTGTGTTCAGCGGCATCCTGAAGACGGATGATGCGACCCAGGCGACTTCGACGACAGACGGCAGTCTCCAGACGGATGGGGGCCTGAGCGTCGTCAAGAATGCTGTCATCACAACGATGACGTTAGCTACCGGGTCGATCACCGATTCCAGCGGCGCGATCAGCTTCGGCAACGAGAACCTGACCACGACCGGTACACTGGCGTCGGGCGCGCTGACCGTGACCGGTGCCGTGCTCGTGAACACAAACGACGGCGGCGCGCTAGGAGCGAGTGGCACTGGCTGGTCTGATCTGTTTCTCGCGTCTGGTGCTGTTGTGGACTTCAATGCCGGCGATGTTACGCTGACGCACAGCTCGAACACGCTAACGGTTGGTGGTGGCACGCTCGCGACTGGAGCGTTGACTTCGTCGACTGGCGTGTTCTCAGGGATCCTGAAGACGGACGACGCTACTGACGCGAGCAGTGGCACTGACGGGTCACTTCAGACCGATGGTGGGCTCTCTGTCGTCAAGGCGGCGTGGATAGGCACTACCGTTACCGCTGACGCTTACCTGGCCTCTGCGAACGATTCTGGGGCGCTCGGTGCATCTGGAACGGGGTTCGCGGATTTGTTCTTAGCTAGTGATGCGGTCATCAACTTCAATGCTGGCGATGTGACGATCACACATTCGGCGAACGTTCTGACTATTGGTGGGGGTGACACAAGTCTAGCGAATGGGTTCGGTCTGGTCATTGGTCACACAGCTTTAGTCGCTGTAGCTAATAGTGCCCCCGAAGTGGAGATTCTTGGTACGGGGGAAGCTGATTCCTGCTTGGTGGTGGGTAGATGGACTGATGGAGGTGACGCGGGATCAATCCGTTTCTATAAGTCGCGTGGGGGTAGCATCGGGGCACTAGCAACGGTCAACTCAGGTGACCAGCTGGGCGAAATTCATGCTTTCGGGGACGACGGTTCTGACCCTAATACCAAATCCAGCGCGATTATATTTGACACTGAGGGCACGGTAGGTGCGGGCCAGGTACCGGGCATCATCAAGTTGCAGGTGGCTGCTGCGGGGACGCTAGCTGACGCACTGACGGTTGCATCGAATAAAGCCGTATCATTCTCGTGTCCCAACACTGTTTCGGGGACGGGGTTGATGCTCACATCGAACGATACTTCGGTACAAGAGGTCATGCGCGACAGCTCGTCGGCTCGCTTCAAGGAAGACATTGAGGACGCTAGGATTGATGTTAACGCGGTTCTCGAAATTAATGCCAAGGCATATAACAGAAAGGGTGCGCGCGGCCGTAATTTGGGCTTTATCGTCGAGGATTTCCACGACGCGGGATTCGGCGACATCATTGCATACGACAAGGTAGGCCCTGCTGGTTTCCTAGAATTCGGGCGTGGCGTGACGGCACTGCATCACGCTGTCCTGCAATCGCATAACGACCGCATCGAGACGAACGAGGAGAAGATCGTTCGGTTAGAGGCCGAGGTCGCTGAACTGAGGGCTGTCTGATGCCAATACGTCGTCCATCGGAGGCCAGTAACCAGAGGCGCACATTGGCCCAGATGTGCGATTACATCCACCGCCTCGCCTAGTAATGTGGGCAGGCAAGAACGTCGCTTCCGCCGCAGGCAGAAGCTAAGGATGCCAAAACAGATGCGTGACATCACGATAACGAAGTTGGAGTTCGACGAGTTCCTATTTCCTTTCGTGACGAATTCTCAAGCCGAGAACGACAAGGAGCGCACGACGGCGACGGACGTGCTCAAGTTACTGTCCGACGAAGAGTACACTGTCGAGGAGACGCTGAGTGACGAGTTGGTCACGAGAGCCGAGAAGCTCGACAAGCACCTGTGGCCTGGTCGTAAGCTCGCGACCGACGAGCATACATTCACGTTTGAGGAAGATGAGTATCGACTCGTCAGGAAGCGCCTCACCGACGCGGTGAAGGGCGTGAACATTATCGCACTGGCGCATTTCTCGCCCCTGCTCGACAAGTTCAAGCAGGCCGAGAAGTACTCAGCGGGCGCGCCCGAGATCGTAGATAAGGAGGGCGTGGCGTAGCATGGGACGACTCGCTGTCGAGCAGCAGCTCACGTTTGCGCGTGGCATGAACGACACTGCTGCGCCTACCGAGTATCGTGCAGATGAATGTGAGGAGATCACGAATGGGCGGGTGAGCTTTGACGGGCAGACGATACGCCGTCGCGGCGGCTCCGTGCAATTGCACTCGACAGCGCTAAATTCGGCAGCCGAATGTTTCGGGGCGATCGAGTACCACACGGCGGCTGGCGCCCAGCAACTGGTCGTCTTCATGGATGCGAAGATGTACACGTCGACCGACGAGGGCGTGAGTTGGGTCGAGCGTGCGAGTGGTCTCACCCAAGACCATTGGAGCCTGGTCATCATGCGTGAGGGTGCCGCGAACGTGCTCTGCGCGGCGAACGGTGGTACGAACAGCTATCAGTGGGACGGCTCTACCTGGGCGGCAATCAGTAATATCCCGGATAACGTGAAGTATCTAGCGGTCTTCGGGGATCGGCTCTGGGCAACGGGCCACAGCGGCATCACGGTAGTTGCCAGTAAGGTCGGCGATATCGAGGTCTACGCGGCGCCGGACGGGATCTCGATACGCGCCCAGACCCACGACGGCGACACAGAGATGACAGGGCTCTACGCGATGGGCAGTGTGATGATGGCGTTCAAAGCGAACAGTACGGGCTACATTGAGGGTTTCGGCTTCAACACGCTCGAAGTCGAGACGGGCCCGCGCGGGTTGTCGCGCTCGGTTGGCTGTGTCGCGCATCGTACAATCCAGGCGGTCGGCAACCAAGGCATCATGTGGCTGAGCAAACGCGGGCTGGAGTATTACGAACTCGGTGGTCCGGTCACGCTCGTCAGTCGTCCGATTCAGAATTTCATGGATTCGGTAAATTTCAGCACAATCGACGGCGCCCGCGGCATCCCAGTCGCGATTTGGTGGCCGCAGCGGCACGAGTATTGGTGTGCGCTGCCGATCGGTACGGCGAAAAACGACAACGTCGTCGTCTACCGGCCACCGCACCTGGATCAGCCCCCGGCTCTGGTGATCCATGAGCACGCGGCGACGGACGACAACACGCTTTATGTGGATTCTAACGGCTATTTGGAGATGAGTACGAGTTCCGACCGCGATGAGGGTGATGTAGCGAACGGCTACCTGATCATCGCGCCGATCAGCGGCCAGTTTATGAAAGAGGACACGAGCGGGTATCTAGCGTTCGCGTCCGCTACACATGACCACGCGGCGCTGTTTATGGCGGACCTTGATAGTGAGGCGTTGACGACGACACCGCTCAGTGCTGGCTACGACGGCTTCGTGCGTCAACTAGAAAAAGGTGACACGGACAATGCGACAGCGGCCGGCGTGGCTGGCTCGGTGATTTCGTTCAAGATCCTGACGCGTCCGTTCCTGTTCGGTGATCCGGTGATGCGTAAGCGCGCTCGCCATGGCCGGGTGCTTAGCAAACAGACGGAAGCCGTGACGGTGACACTCAAGGCGGTTGTCGATGGCGTGGTACAGAAAGCTCACACGTTGACCTATGCGGCAGCCACAAAGCCAGTGGCCGAGAAGGCGCGTCTGGGTGGCAGGGGCACCACGCAGCAACTAGAGATTACCTCGAACGACGACGTACTGATCTCCGTGGCGGAGATGAGCGCTGAGTTGCTGGGAGATGCGGGAAGATGAGGTATGCGTAATGGAAACGCCGGTACGACCTGGGCTACTCCGTCCGTCGAGAGTGATTTCTGTCGTGCCTGGACTTGGGAGCTTTTACATCTCAAGCGCGGCGCAGACGACTATCAGCACCGCTGGCACAGCAGTGAAAATGTCAGGTACGACTACAGCGATCAGCACAAGGCAGTTCGCTCACGCGAGCAACAGGCTGACTTACGAGGGACAACGCACGAGTCGCTTCATCATTATGGCGGTGGTCAGCCTCGACGTGGCGAGTGCGGACGACATCATCAGCGTTCAGTTGTTCAAGAACGGATCGCTGATCACCGGATCAGAACAACGAAGCGACAACACGTCAGCGAAGCCGACGAACATTATGGTGATGATCGATACGACTCTTGCGGTAGGTGACTACGTGGAAATCTGGATCGAGAATGAAGATACGACGGCGAATATTGACGTGACCCAGGCTTACATGACGATCCTTGGGATAATGGGGGAGTAAGGTATGCCAATTAATACGGACCTGCCCACGATCAAACCGCCATCGGCGCTTGATTTGGCGGGTGGCGTGACCAGCCCATCGCCGACGCGCGATCTAGTGGATGACGTGACTATACCGCCGCCGGCGCTTGATACAGCACCTGATCCGAGTGCTGTGACCGGCTTGCCTGAGCCAGATCTTACACCGTTTGGTGAGAAACAGGTCAGCCGTTGGGACATCCCGATGGTGCGGCAGGCCACCGATATTATCGGCAAGGACATCGAACGCGCTGGCAGAGAAGCGGAGGTCAGGCTTGGGGAGCACCACGCCCAACGTGGTACAGTTGGCAGTTCGATTGAGAGCTGGAGCATGCAGGAGATGCTTGGCAACCTGGAGACAGAACGCCAACGCCGACTGTTCGATTTGAACCGCGAAATGGCGAGCACGTTCGCGGCTGACCGTGCGACGGGCGCACAGATTGGACTGCAACAGGCTCAGTTCGGCGAAGCGCAGCGTCAGTTTGATGTGTCGACCGGTCTCGACGAGCGCGCACTGCAGCTACAAGGTCTTGGCATGGACCGAGAAGAGGCATACAAATATGCGAGCCTTGAGCAGCAAGCTGGCCAGTTCGGCGAGCAGCTCGGCCAGCGCGAGTCGGAGTTCGGGCGCGAGTTCGGGCTCAGTGGCGAATCATTGCAGCTTGAGGTTAACCGGTTGCAGCAGCAGGCTAAGACCGAGGGCCGCAGTCTCGACGTTACGGAAGCGATCTCTGAGGCTGAGATCGGTCTACGGGCCCAGCAACTGCAGCAGCAGGCTAAGACCGAGGGCCGCTCGCTCGAGCTTGAGGAGGCCCGACAAACTGCTCAGCAAGAACAATTCGACTCCTCACTCAACTGGCAGCGTGAGCAGTTCGCTCAAACGAGCGGGTTGAGCCGGGAGCAGCTCGCTCTCCAGCGTGACGAGTTCACAGCCGAGTACGGGGACCGTCAATCTGAACGCTTGCACCAGATGGGCATACAGACGAGCACCCAACAGTTTGCGGGTGCCCAGGCGACTCTCGACCGCGAGCAACTGAACATCGACCGCGTGTTCCAGAACGCGCTCCAAACATCGAGCGAGGAACATCAGCTGTTGGTGCAGCAAGCCGATCAGGCGTTTACCGACTCAGAGGCTAAACTAGACCGTGCTCAGCAGACTGCGCTCCAAGAGGGTACGATCGAGGCGAATCAGGCGTTCCGGGACGTTGAGCGAGAATATGAAATCAACCAGGCTAGACTAGAACGTGCTCAACAGACTGCGCTCCAGTCTGCTGACCAAGCGCAGCAAGAGGAGTACCAGAAGGTGGCGCTGAAGCATGGTACCGCGCAGGCCAACTTGGATCGGACGCAACAAAAGTTCCTGCAAGAGAACTCCCAGGAGTGGACGACTGAGCAGGCTGCACTGGACCGTAGCCAGAACGAGCTAGACCGGGTTCAACAGACTGCGCTCCAGACTACCGACCAATCCTTCCAGACGCAGTACCAGACGGACGCAAACAATTTCGCGGTAGCAAAGGCTGCACTAGACCGTGCTCAGCAGACTGTGCTTCAGGAGGATATGCTCGCGTCGAACAAGGCGATGCGGGACGTTGAGCGAGAATTTGAAATCAACCAGGCTAAACTAGAACGTGCTCAACAGACTGCGCTCCAGGAGGGTACGATCGATGCGAACAAGGCGCTCCAAGACGTTGAGCGGGAATTTGAAATCAGCCAGGCTAAACTAGACCGTGTTCAACAGACTGCGCTCCAGACGGGTACGATCGATGCGAACAAGGCGCTCCAAGACGCACAGACGGAACACAGCGCCGCAGAGGCAAAGTTTGATCGTACTCAACAGACGCTAATGCAAACGTCGGCCCAAGAGCAGCAGACTGCGCTCCAGACGAGTGTACAGAAACACGATAAGGCAGAGTCCGCGCTTGACCGAACGCAGCAGAAGGCGATGCGGGACGTTGAGCGAGAATTTGAAATCAACCAGGCTAGACTAGACCGTCTTCTGGAGAGCCGCGCGATCGATTATCAGAAACTTGGAATAAACGTTGAGCAATCTTGGCGGGATGCCGATCGCGACCTCAAGAAACAGCTGGATGAACGTTCGCTTGCTATGGCAGAGACAGACTTGAAGCAGGAAGACAAATATCGTGAGGCGGTGATACACCTTGATACGGAGAACCTCAAGTACCAACGCGATGCTCAGGAGCAGCAAGCCGAACTGAGCAGGTGGGATATCTTCCTGAGGGCGCTGACTATGGGGGCGTATGACGAGTGGCCTGGTGATGAGGATCCGAACCTCCCGACTTTCACCCCACTCGGGAAGATCACCCCGTTCGACTGGCCAGAGCCAGAGATAGAGGCAGAGCCAGAGTCAGGGGGCGTCGTATGAGTCCACTAAGAAACCCGTGGGGCGATCCTGGTGCTACACCAGAGTTATCGCCTGATCGGACACGGACCGCCAAGCCGCGAAACCCGTGGGGCGATCCTGGTGCTACACCAGAGCTATCGCCTGATCGGACACGGACCGCCAAGCCGCGACAAACGGATTGGGAAAGAAACATTGAGCTGAATGAAAGAGCTAGGCGGATGCAAGCGTTTTATGAGCCGGCATGGTACGGTCAGCCCTCGTCGTATGACATGATGTACCCGTACCAACGCGATCGGTCAGTGTCGGATTCAGGGGTCTCTTCCTCTGGTATGCTGCCCCCTCCAACAATAGGCGGTTTCGCGACTCCGGGGCCGACTCCCTACACGCTGGAGGAAGCGAAAGCCGCATCGGAGCAATTATCTCGATCCGCCCTCGGCAGTAGGGGTGCTGAGGAGTATCTGGGAACTCCCGAGCAGATGGTAGCGACGTCTGGGCGTGTAGCCGATATGTGGCGTCAGGAGCAAGCATACGGAGGCCCCCCGATCGGGATGGCCAATCTCGATAAGTACGGTCAAGGGCAACTGGAGAACTACGGGATGGGGGAACTGCGTCACTACGGTCAGGGCGATCAAGATCAAGTAAGTAACTATGGGGTGGGTAGGAGGGCCGGGTATCGGCCTATGATGAGGGACGAATTCCTACGTCGGAGGTAGAGTAATGCCACAGGGAATCGGATACGGAGGCAGAAGGCCCAGGATGCCTATGCCTGGGATGCCTGGAATGCCTGGACAGGGTGCTGGGATGCCTGGAATGCAGTACGGACGGGGTGCTGGGATGCCTGGAATGCCTGGACAGGGTGCTGGGATGCCTGGAATGGGTGGTGGTTATAGGGCTATGGAGCTTGGCAACATGTTTAATCAGTTAGGTGGTGGACCAGATCCTAATCAGGGCATCGGTGTTCCTCTTCCTGGTTGGGCACAGCAGGGCGGTCGTCGCCCGTGGGATGATATGGCGATGCCGGATATCGGCGGTGCTGGAGGTTATCCGGGCCCGATGATACAGCAGCGACCCATCGGTGCTCTTGATTGGGCTCAGATGGGCGCAGGGGCTGCGACAGACATCGCGAATTGGTGGGAGAGCAAGCAGGAGCGGGATGCTCGCGAGAGAGAGTTCGCGCTGAGTAGGGAGGATGAGACACGGCGCCTGAGGAACAGAGGTCAAGCTTGGGCGGCGGCGACGAGGA